TTGCGGAAAAAAATAAATATGGCAGTTTGACAAGTAAAGATGTTGCGAGGTTTTTAGATTCAGGCAAGGGAATTTCACAATGTGAAGTCAATCAACTTGTGGAATCCTTTAAATGATGTTTACCACAATTGCACTACTCTTAAAAATTATCTTTCGAAAGGTTTCAAAATGAGTTATATTAAAAAATCCTATTGTTTCAAAAACGCAAAAATGCGAATTTTTGCAGGGCATATCAAAAAAGAAACTGCCACAAAACTTGGCTTTGATACAGTCAATTTGGCAATAATCGACACAAGTGGCAGAGGCAGAGGGGAAGACCGCTATTTTTGCAAGCCATTTGAAAATATGAATAAATTCAACTGAAAGGCTTAAAAATGAAAATCCATAAAGTTTATGACCCAAAATATAACCCTGAATTTCCACATTGCATTGAGGTTATCGACTCTCGTGATGACTTTGATGAAGTTATTGAGGTTTTATGGTTTGCCACTGAAGAAGAACAAATCGCAGAATTTAACATTTGGCTTAGAGACTGCGAACCATACACAGAACACTAAGTTAGTAAACACTTACTTACAACCACCTTCGGGTGGTTTTTTCTTGCCTACTTTTAAGACCCTGCAAGACCGACAATGTACCCTTTGATGGATTGTCAAAAATAACGGCTGAAAAGTACCTTTAAAGCCCTCGCAGTGGTCAATCTGCCACTGTGCAAAGCCCAACATAATCAAGGTTGTCGTCTGACCTTAAACCTATGGCATGAAAATGCACCGCCCATCTTAAGCAAACCCTGAAACCCTCGCTTATGTTTCCTTCACCTATTGCCCTAAGTGCCTCGTATTCAATCGGGTCAAATTTCACCACTACACCTTTTTTGTCGTCAACTTCAGACATTGCATTGCCTCCAGTATTCGGCAATCAGTAATGCCTCTGCTTTGTGAATGTCCTTCTTCAGCTTTAATGTGCTCTTAGCCTTTGGGAATAACTCTCTAGCCTTGTCTAATGCCTCGTTTTTGTCTGCTGTTAGCCCAAAGTGCTTTTTCCATCGTTGAGGTGTAACAAGGTGAAAAGGGTAGTTAGTCAATTCACAAACGGCACTAATGACCCCAACAGCCCTACCGAATGCAAAAGTACTACTTACCCCTTGGTTTGGCATTGAATGCACCTGTTCCATGCAGATTTCAGCGCCTTCTCTAGGGTCAACAATGGATAGGATTCTGCTTTTAAACACCAAGGCAAGAATGTGTTTGTCTTTATGCTCAATCATGAACGAATCAACGTATTCGCCATTGTGATTAATCGCCCCAAGTGCGCCATTTACTGAACCTGCGTCAATTCCGATGTAAATCATTGATTTCCTTCATGTTTTTGACTAAATCGTCTTTAATTCCAACCCATAGACACTCAATGTCAGCATCCAATTCCTTCGCTCTGTGCCAAGCATATTCCTTCGCCGCAGGTTGTTTCGCCATCCAAATAAGGTGCTCTAATGTCTCCTGATACAGCAAGGGCTCTGTTGATAAGTATTTGCGGGTGCGGTTTGCCATCTTTCAGGTTGTCCAACAGTTGATTGGCTTCTGTGCGGGTCATGCTACTTTACCTTTAAATCTTTCTCTAATCATTTGCAGTATTTCAGGGTTTGCCTTGGCAAGTTTTGCATCTTCATCCAGTTTTGCAAGGGCAGGATCACGTTCTGAGCTTGAGGGTACTGTCGTTCTGATGATGTCAGCCTGTTTAAACACTTGCTTTTGGTTTCTTACCCAGTTGCGCCATGTTGCTTGCCAATCCAGCTTTGTAGAGCCTGAACCAGCTTTTGCACTCCAGTAATCCTTAAACTGCTCTCCGACACTCCGCAAATCTAGATCGGGTCTTTCCTGTTTAGCCCAGTCTGCCCATTCTTTTGGCAAAACCCAATCAGCAGAGAGGCGTGAGCCTCTTGTTCTTTCTTTTATTGGTTCTTGGTTAATGGTTAGTGGTTTATGGTTAGGTGGAGGTTCGTGTACGACTTGTTCACGGTTCGTGCTATTTTCCCTACGCTTCGTTTCTCTTTCAATAGCGATTCGTTTGTTTGTATCTGCTTTACCGTGGTATTCAAGCAACTCATAGAGGATGCGGTCTTGCACATAACAGCCGTCATCATCCAGCTTGAAAAACCTAGATAAAACAAACTTTACAGCCTCAACCTCTGCTTCTGTTGATGCCCAAGTCCATTCAAGTGCTTGCTCTAATGTGGGAAATGTTTCACGGTCATAGCACGAATCAATGAGAAGCGTGTACGAACCGTGCTGAAGCATAGTTAGCCGACCAGCTTTCTTTGCATAGTCGCCAATATTTCGTTTGTAGTAGTGCATTATTCCACCCCGCCAGCGACATAAACGATTAAGAATCGCTCTGTTGGAGAATCGAGCAACAAACGATTAGCTTCTTTTCCTGCCAGTTCGTAAGTGTCGTGAACACAAGTAAATCTAATGCTATGGGTGCTTCTCGCATGACGCATAACAGCAAATTTGCCGATTAAATTGATGATTGGTTTTTCAGCCGCAAGCGTTGGCTTGGGTTTTTTTAGCGTAAGAGTCGCCATCTGTGCCTACTTTCATTGGTCACTTTCACTTAAACACTGATGGCAGGACGGTGAAAGAATCGTCTTTTCGGGAGCTACCCTAGCCGTGCTTAAAATCATTCTATCAAGTTTTTTTATCTTGTCTATTTTTTTCAATAGAGTTAGATAAGAATCGGCGTAGCCATGAAGCACCGCCAAGTCGTTGAAACTCCTGCTTTAGCGGGAGCGTAGTGCGAACAGCAACATAAATTGTCTGTCCCGTTAAGTCTGATTTAGGTCTTGGCATAGAGGCGTGATTGTGTAGTGTTATACAGAAACCACAATTAGGGTTTGTCCTAGTGTTCAACACTAAGAAGTGTGACACACTACGAATTCTCCACCAACACTTTGAAAGGCTTCAACATGGAATTTGATATAGAGTTTTGCGATCTTGAGATTGGCATCAAGACTTGGGTCGAATGGGAATTTGATCCCGAATATGCTCCCTATGAGGGAGTCTACGATAAGTTCATTTGGTCAGCTTACCTTATGGTTGGCAACCAACGAATTAATATAACTGATGACCTCTCCAGCAAGGAATCTAAATCAATTGAAAAACAGATTGAGGAGATTATTCTTGACAGCATCTAACAAAGCTAAGTGGGAAGCCTACCAGCAACTCAACGATGACGACATCATGGATGCCATTCAAGGCTCTGTGGCTATCCCTCTAGCCATCAAATCAGACGATTGGGAGTATGCCCAACATTTCATCAAAGAACGTATAGAGAATAAGATGCAACGCAGGGCTGAACTTGCCATGTATAGCATCATTAAAACCCCATCTATTGACTCTGATGATGAATTGCGTATCCTGAGAACTCTATGGCTCAGAGATGAATATAAGGGGAACAGATGAAACTCAAACACACTATCGCCGCAATCCTTGAGGAGAACCAAGATGAACTTTTTTGCCCGTTTTGTACAAAGCCTAAAGGCGATGAAGTCGATTGTTGCGACCAATCAGGAACTTGGTTCAAACTTAACGACTTTGACTTTGATACCCAATTCGCTATTGCATCCACAATCTTCAACTTACAGAAAGGTGTACCCAACCAAAAGAGCGACTGACAAGAAATCAGAGTTTGTTTATACGGACTCAATCAACACAAACATTTTAAAAACATTTCAAAAATTTAAACAGGAGTGAATATGAATCAGGAACAGGTGTTAATGTTGCTCAACAAGAACGTCAATGAGCATACCGAGAAGAAAGCCAACCTAACCTATCTCTCATGGGCTTGGGCATGGGCTGAAGCACTAAAGGCAGACCCTACAGCCATCTACAAGGTAGAGATGTTTGGCGACAAGTGCTTCATGGACATAAACGGCACAGCAATGGTGTTCGTCACAGTCACCATGTTTGGCAAACCAATGACTTGCCAACTTCCAGTAATGGACTACCGCAATAAAGCTATCCCTAACCCTGACGCATTTGCAGTCAATACCGCCATCATGCGGTGCATGACCAAGGCATTGTCGTTGCATGGTTTGGGTCTGTATATCTATGCTGGAGAAGACTTGCCTGAAGGTGACTCAAATTCAGATGTAGATGTAGGAATGATGATTGACCACTTGGCGGCTATTGATGCGGCTTCAACTTTAGAGGAATTAAAAGATGTATACAGCACTGCTTACTCTGCTTGCGCTGGTGATAAAAATTGGCAGAAAAAAGTGATTGATGCTAAAGAAAAGCGTAAAGGAGCATTGAAATGAAAAACCCACCAGCATTTCCAAATGATTTTTGTCTTGAGGAAAACCAAGGCATGACTCTGCGGGATTACTTTGCGGCTCAGGCTTTGCCAATAATGCTTGGACAAATGTTTCGCAATGAGCCATCTGATGAGGCAATTATTGCCGCCATTTCTAGTTGTTATTTAATGGCAGACCTAATGATGAAAACGAGGAAAGTATGAGCGATATTGAACAAGGCACACCCGAATGGTTTAAACAGCGTTGCGGCAAAGCTACTGCATCTCGTATCTCTGACATTGTTGCCAAAACTAAGTCAGGCTACAGCACAAGCAGGGCTAACTACATGGCTCAACTTGTAGTAGAGAGAATGACAAACCAAGTGGCAGAGTCATACACCAATGCGGCTATGGAATGGGGAATTGAGCAGGAAATTTATGCTCGTGCGGCATACGAGTTGAAAACAGGCAATATGGTAAATCAGGTAGGTGCTATTGACCATCCTAGTATTCCTATGTCTGCCGCCTCTCCTGATGGTCTTGTTGGCGATGATGGATGCCTAGAGATCAAGTGTCCCAATACGGCAACCCACATTGATACCATTTTGGGAGATGAACCAGCAAAGAAATACTATGACCAAATGCAATGGCAGATGCGATGTGCAGATAGAAGTTGGTGCGACTTTGTGAGTTTCGACCCACGAATGCCTGAACACCTACAACTGTTCATCAAAAGAATCGAGCGCAATGATAGGTATATTGCAGAACTCGAAAATGAGGTTATCCAGTTTCTTGCGGAAGTGGATGACAAGGTTAAAAAACTCAATGAAATCAAGGTGTAAATATGGAACAACGTGACAATTCAGGTGTCCTCTTTAAGAACGACAAAAAAGAGACAGGCAACCAGCCCGATTACAAGGGAAACATCACAGTTGATGGTCAGTCCTACTGGCTCTCAGCTTGGATTAAAGAGGGTAAATCAGGCAAATTCATGGGTCTTGCAGTAAGCCCCAAAGAAGAAGCCAACACTTCCTCACCAAAGAAGAAGTCTTCCATTGAAGACATGGATGAAGACCTGCCGTTCTGATGTAAACCAACGGGGAAAGCGTAAGTGAGTACCCACTAACTTTTTAATTGATAGGAGTTGATATGGAAGATAGTTGTTTAAACAGTCTAAGAGATAGCTGGCGCATGGCTATTGAGCATGATGGCACTCATTGCCCTGTGTGTGATAGATGGGGAAGAATTTATGGCAGATCAATCAACGAGACAATGGCAAAGTCTTTAATGTGGTTGTGTCAAGCACAGGCTGATAATTTGGGATGGGTTGATGTACCAAATACCGCACCCCGATGGTTGGTGCGTTCAAACCAATTGGCTACGTTGAAGTGGTGGGGATTGGTGGAGCGTGAGCCTAGATCAGAAGATTCGGATTCTAAATATTCAGGAACGTGGCGACCAACAGATTTAGGTAGGGACTTTGTTCACAGTGGTGTACGGATACCTAAGAAAGTATTTACTTACAACAACGTGGTGGAAGGTTACAGCACTGAGACTGTATCTTTGCCCCAATGTTTTAAAGAATACTTCAGCTACACCGAAGTTATGAACTCTAAATTTTTGGACAAATAAAGGAGACTTTAATGTGGGATGTACTCGTAACTTTTATGCTGATGCTGTTTGGTGCATTTGCAGTAATTGCATTTGGGGTAATTCTCATTGGTGCGCTTTATTTCCTACAAAACGAGGCTGACAATGACTGAAGAAGATGAAGCATTCAACGACATTGAACGACAAGCCAAGCAAAGACAAGAGTCTGTCAAGGCAAACTTTCTAAAGCCCAAGTCTGCACAGGAGTTCTATGACGAACTACGCAATAACGTAATTGATGAAGTTGCTAGAGAGATTAGAAAGCTAACTGGCTTTGGCAAAGACACGATTGATGGCTTGGCAATCTACATTGAAGGGATGAAGAAATGAAAAAAGCACAAGAAGTATTTGAGGCAATGATGGTTGCCAAAGGCTATACAGAACTAGAGCAAACCAAAGGTAGATACATCAACCCAAGCGTACAAACCCGCTGGAACTACTTTGTACTTGGATGGCAACTAAGGGGAACACTTTGAACTTTAGAGAGACAACAATCAAATATGTCAAAGACATTCTCAGAGCCAAGACAATCCACGAGGTAATTCAAGCAGAACTACAAGATGCACACTTACGCAAACTAGAGGCTGAGACTGCCGCTGAGTATGCTCATGCCGCCATGCAGTACAACGAGGACAGGATTGCTAGACTAAAAAGCAGACTGTTAGAACATAAGGAAAACACATGAACAAAGCAAAGAATGTATTTGATTGGAAAGGAGAATCTAGTATTTGGACAAGAGACAAAGAACTTAGAAATATCTTGGCAGGTCAAAACTGGGGCAGGAAAGCACAAGCCAAAATCAACCCAAACGAAAGGCGTGAATTTACAATCTATTCAAAGGCTAAACTTAACAAATGATTCGTAAAATAAGAACCTTTTACGGCAAAAGGCATGGTCAACGTGGGAACAAAGTTACCACCATAGACCGAGGTGAAGCATGGCTATGTGAGAAGTGCGGGGAGGTGATCTTCTTTGAACACCTTGTCCCCAAACACTTCTGTAAGAGTCAGATTAAGCCTGTAGTCCATTCAGATACTGAGTCTTCCCTGCCACCTTAACGGCAGTCAATTCCTGCTTCTTGAGGTTGTTAGGGTCATAGGAAACATGAACCCAACCCGAATCAGGGATGCCTTGTGTGTAGAACTCCAAGATTAACTGTGTATAGTCCAAGTTATCCATAATCCATTGGGCTAAATCAGCATTGGCGACACTAGGAATCTCAATGTCTGCCGCCATACCTTTACAGTGATCGCTGGTCTTAGACCCACCAACAGCCGCATTGGACTCAGGACTACGATAGGCAGAATTGACCTTTACACCTTTGCCGTAGTGGTCACGAACAGGCTGTAAAACATTCTCGCAAAGCAGTCTCAGATTCTCTGTTGCCTCATCATCAGGGGTATTGTCAAACCCCATACGCAAAGCAGTTTCCGACTTACACATTTCATGTAGTGAAAAATTGGCACTTAATTGAGTCATTTTGTTCCTTTCAGGGTTTGGTAGGCGGCGTTATAGGCATCGATACAGGCGTTGAGTTGTCTTGTGTTGGCATCTCCTTGGTCTGTGATGGCGACAAGAGATTTAGCAACCTCTCGGTCAAGTTCGGCTGTTGCTTGAACGCTATCTCCGCTGGCAACGGGGGCATCTGTGGCGGTGTGTACGGGGCAGACGGGGGCTTGGACAGGAATCCGCAACTTGAGAGTACCAGCG